CGGACTTGCTGTACCCGGTATACCCTGCGGTGCTTCAGTCTTGAGGCTGATGCTCACATTAACACAGGGACCGGAGAAAGAGGCACATGAACATATTGTTCCCCTCTTCACATCAGTAGCAGCATTGATGACCATCCCACAACTTATGAGGAGGCTTCAACGGCTAGGCCAGCCAGATTTTCCCATCTACACACTTGTATCAAGACCAGGGACAAATGGCTTATGGCCTGAGCCAGAGTTTGAATTGTTGTCTGGCATCACAAGAAAGGACAACCATTGCATCGTCTACTTACCTGATCCGAACACATTGATGCCGGCCGGAATGATCGGCCCAGTACCGATGCCCAGACAGCCTCACTTCACCTTCACAACGGTAGTGCCATCCCCGTCACAATCGCCATTTCAACGACCATTCATCGTTTACTCCTCTGCACCATTGTATCCAGCAGCAAATCAATTTTGGCGTTGTCATCCCACTCCCGACAACGCAGCTGCGTACACCATTGCGAAATCATTGGGCAGAGCTTGTTGTTGTTGTTGGTATCTACCGTGTTTTCATGAGCTCCGCTACCGCTATCGTAATCGCAACAGCCAAACAGCCACCATGTCTGCATTTTATATGTTTGAGGGATGTCCAAGATTGGAGCCATATGAGAGTGTTGATGCTGCGTATCGGATCACATCAGCACCGAACCATTCCCTCCACATGATTGACATGCACAATTGTAACATGGCCACAGTGCATGGGATACGGGACTCTGCAACTATCAAAGGACCAACATATGATGTTACTTTTGACCCCGCACGAGCCGCAACGCGGGGCTTTTTGTATCACGCACATCTCAATTTGTGGGATTTGCTTTGGCCCTTCAGACATTCGCAGTTTGATGTACCCGACCATGTAGAAACTGTTGCAATCGGACCATACCTTTGCTATTCCCGCACCTACCCGGTCCGATCCAGTTTCAGGCTGTCACTTTTTGGCATTTGCTGCGGTCATTTATTCAACAACGTCATTTACAATGCTGCACTTGCATATGCTCTTCCACGCGATCAATTCTACCACCACATGCTGCCATTGTTCCCAGGGGTGAGGACTGGTATCCAATCAGCCCTTCACCTTGCCCGAAATGGTTTGGGGGCTGCCTTCGGCAGTCTCTATGCAAACCTTATGCCGGCAAAGGGAGCGCATGTCATTAATGGATTTCAACGCCATTTCATTGATCTTTTTGAGGCGCATGAATGGCCAAAGCGGTGGTTAAATGCAGTTCCGGCGTGCGATACACGTGCATTGCAGCAATGGATTTGGGGAAATGCCAAACAACCAGTGGCCAAGATTGGTGAGACAGTGAGAAGCGCTGGAGACAGAATTACGGGTGCTTTTGAACGTATCAAGACACAAGCTGTCCAAAGGATGCATGGAACCCGTGAAACATTACTGGATCGAGCGTACAGCGCCGTATTCTCATTTCTCCCTTGGCCAAATCCACGAGCTATGACCATTACCCAGGTGCTACTAGCGTTGCTGGCTTCATATTGGGCGTACTTGGCTATGATGTTTTATCTGAGGCTTGGGAAGCGGGTCTTGCAAATGGTTTTGACCGCCCACTTTCCAACAAATACAGAGCCAGTGTACCCCAATAAATGTTCAACTGAGTTGGATGACCTAACTGTTACCCTGCCACCAAAGCGAAAACGGGAGTTGTTGACAAGGATTGCCACACATCCCGACCCAAATAGAGCCACTGTTATCGATATAGTGCGCAGAGTGATGGCAGAAGAACATTGGTCAACAAGTTGGACAAAAGGAGAATTTGAAGCCTTTTTGGAGCGTGTTTGTCGAGAGCCTGCAGGTACAGCCAACGTGCCGCCGCTTGCCGCCGCTCCACGTTGTGTCAATTGCAACCGTGCAATTGGGCACAAAAAACGACGGGAATGTAGAGATTGTCTCTACTTCAGAATGCACATTGGGAATGACGCACTTTGGTCGAGGGTCTATCCATCTGGCATATCTTTCTTTGGAGTACAAGGACTTTGGTCCAGGAAATTTCAGATGCCAGACGTTGAGCTAAAAGAAACCACGAAGATTGTCATCAAAATGCCCGGACGCGGAAGCGTCACAATGACACAGGGCAAAGAAGTAAAGACGTGGTTCACCAAGAAAGCACAGACTCTTACCTGCCGTGGAAAGTCATGCGGGCCTACTTTCCTTTCAATGCGACCCGGCTGTTTTTCGCGAGATCCACATGTTGCTGTCGCCACCTTCTGCTGCCGACTTGGTTTGGCACGCGTGCATGAACCATCACCGCGTATGTTCCGATTGCTTTTCAAATTTGTTCAGCCATTTGTGGAAGTTTTACAACCGCATTCAAAGGCAGCATTTTTGTCGAAGTTTACAGGACTACCAAGAGAGGTGATGGAATCAGCTATGCGAGATGATGGAGAAGGGTGGACACCAACTGTCGACCATGTTTATCAAGAGGGTGTGAAAATGAAAGGGTTTGTGAAATCCGAGAAATCGTATTCATTCACTTACCGGGCCGGCATTCTGATGGACAGATCCGGCCTCAAACCCAGATATATATGCGCACCGGACAAGATCCACCTCTTTCATCTTGGTCGTTACACCCATGTTCAGACAAAGTGGCTACACCGTCGATTTGGACCTACAAAACGGATGTACTATGCCGGGTGTTCAGCACCTGAACAACTGAACAAGTGGTGCAAGTGGACCCGAGAACAACTTGGGGAGTTTGTGACCCTCATCGATGACATTTCTTCAATGGACGCAGGACACAGCACTTGCAGTTTCGATTTCCATGCGAAGGTAAGGGCAATTCAGTTTCCACATATGTCAGAATTTATCGAGGCCCTTTTTCGCGCTCAGGAAAATGTCCGAGCTAGAACTGCAATGTATGTGTGTATGGTGGAGGCAGTGAACGCTTCAGGCGTTTCTGACACATCATACAAGAATTCAATGCTGTGTCTGTTTATCCGTGTGCTGTGCATCACCATGGCTATCGTTGACACCACTTATTTCACCAATGACCAATTCATTGAGGCTGTGCATGCAGTTCTTGGCTATATTTTCACAGCCGCAGCAGGCGACGATGGGATCACAAGGATGCCACCCAATGTTATGGGTGTTGATGTGATGTCGCCTGGGTTTTTGCAGCGTTATGAAGCCGCATGGGCACAGTTTGGATTTGGTGTCAAAGCCGCAATGATGCCGGCGCACAGATGGAGAATGGCGACGTTTCTCGGAATGAGACCTGTTTGGGGCGGGAAAGAATATATTTGGGCCCCGGAGCCAGCCAGGAGGCTGCGAGGCATGTATTGGATGATCGATAAGGACCACCATCCAATTTCATGGGGCCGCGGAATCTCCCGTCAGATCACAGCCGTGGCCTTACATGTCCCGATTCTTGGTGACATTGCACAATGGTATTTGGATAAAACCAAAGGCCCAGCTATTGACCTTGATAAACATCAAGGGGATCTGGATCCCGATGACGAATACAAGATGTGGACACGAGGAGAGACAGGGATCCCCAATGAACGAGCGGATTTGGAGTTCTGCCAGGACTATGCAGTGAGCAAGGCTGAACTTGACGTGTTCAGGTTGACTTTGAAGCACACCAACAATGTGCTCGTCAACATATCCTTGCCAATCATCCATCGGCTTTATGCCGAAGAGTCCTAACCAATTTCTTCTCTCCTCTAACCTTTAACCTGAGTGTGTATCAACCTTAGAATTAATGGCAAAACGCGTACAACGTCCACCTGTCATGCAAAAACGAAAAGGACGCCAACCACGTCGCCGACCACGATACCAACCAAATCGGCGAAAATCGCGTGCAATTCGACAGACAATTCTGCCACTGACCACCGTAGCCAGAAAGCATGTTGCAACTCTCGGACCGGGGCGGTTTTCCCGCCTCGCTCAGATTATTACTCTTCCGCGAGAGTCACCAGCAACACGTTTTCCACAGCAAGGTGGATGTTGGCAAACAGCTGTCTTCAAGCTGTATCAAGATGGATCATTTATTCATCAACCAGCTTCAGCTGATCCTTCTAACAACTCATATGTAATGCTCGTGCCATCACCAATCCACCCTGTCTGGACGAGTCAGATCCCATCGTTTTCCACATTATACACAGCCACCTATGGCTTTGCTGTTGGCTTAACCAATGTGGCAAATGACTATGAGATCAACATAGACAATGAAATGACCTTCCAGACCTACACAGCCGCTGCTAATGCACCTCAACCTGCACTCTATGGAACAAAGCTTTGCTTCTACGCCCCGAAAGCAGGCACTTTGACCATAAGTGGCACAGGATTTACTGGCAGCGGAAGCGTCACACCCTACGGTTCCATTTACAATGGACCAGCAGGGCGCGCAGATGAATACCCA